CCCAGCGGGAATGCGGGTTTCAGCCTGGCCGAGGGTGGCGGTTGCGATGCCGGGATTCCGGCATCGGAGGAGAATCAAAGGGTTAGGATTGGAGGAGGGTATCGAACTTCGCGAACAGCTCTGGCTCGCCATACTTCTTGGACAGGTATTCTCCCTTGTGCGCCGCACCGTCCTTCGCAGCCTCAAGAAGTTCCTCCAGCAACTCCCGCGGAACCACCACATGGCCTTCTTCTGAGCCGTTTCGGCGCTCTACATACTCCGTCAGAGCCTCGGCTAGCATGGCGCCAAACTCATCCTGAAGCTCTTCAGGATTCTCCATGTAGACGATACGGCCCCAACCCCGAACACGGAGAACCTGGTCCCCATCGACGTGATTGTCAGCCACCATGTTTTGCTTTGCGTCCCAGATGTAACCGCCGAAACTGTCGTAGGAGAACGGTGGTGTATAGAGCGCCAAGGCGCGCTTGCGAAGTTCTTCAGCCATTGCCGTTCTCCTTGTCCTGGTTGAGCAGGGCGCGGAGTTCGCGGTTGGTCTTTGCCACCTGGTCGCGGCCGCAGTAGTGGAATCCGCCGTCGCACTCGCATTCGTGGAGTTCAAGCCAGTTTCCCAAGTGACGCACGACTTCGCGCAACAGCCCCTCGCTGACCGTCTTGCCGTTGAGGCGCTTGACCTCTTCGACAACCCTCATGCCGAGGTTGGCCGCCCAGTTCGTAGTTCCGGTGACGTTGGTCTTCTCGTTCCACTGGTAACGCATGACGATATTCATGACGTTATCAACGCTGGGGAGCACAACCACCCTTGCGCGCAGTTCCGATAGTTCGCCGAGGCAGGCTTTCAAGTGCGCTTGCAACTGATAATTCGCTGCCTGCTCGTCGCAGAAGTTTTGTCGAGCAAGGTCTCGTTCGAGTTTGAGATCATCTCTCGCCATTCGCAGTGCTGCGACTTCGGTGCGTAGCGACACAATCAAGTCAGCCTGATCGTTGCGGTGCTGCTCAGCGCGTGCGACTTCCTCCCTGAGCGCCTGGGCCTCGGCGGCGAGGGCGTCGTAGAGTCCCTTGCCAACAAATTCTCCATCCCTGAACGCAGTTGTCAGTTCCGCCGCAACTCGGTCACAGGTCTTTTTGTGCCCCACATACAGATCGCGCGTGCCATTTCCGGCCCTGACGCAATAGGGCCAGAACCCTTTTCCTGTCTGCTCTACTCGGTATCTTTCACTCATGGCCGAATCTCCAATGAGCCCTTAAGCAGCCAGCGTGCGAGCCGTTCGCGCCAGTTCATGAATCGCGACTTGCCGCGAGCGTTTACCATCAGAAGACCGTCGGCTTTCTGATGGACCCGGACTGCATGGCTGTCGAGCATGTGAGAGGCTTCCAGCAAGACATGCTTGGCCTCTGCTTCGTGCCGGTTCCCGTTGTAGCTCAGGCACCGGGCGACTCCCTGGCACTTGCTTGCCAGCCTCGATTCGTAGTGTTCCTCACTCATGACCTACCTCCTTGCCGGCCGCGGCCGCGCGGTCCAGGCGCTCTATCTCGGCCAGGATCAATGCGCCGGCCCGCATGTAGTTCGCACGCGCGTCGCGGGGCTTCCACCACTTCGCCGAGAACGGCCAGATAGCTGGAGCTTCGTCATTGGCTCCGCTGAGGATGTACGCCGCTGCGGCTCGCGGAAGCTCGGCGGCGCAATAGAGGTCGTCATGGTCCGGTGTCCAGCCCTCGGCGGTGATCTGCCGGCGTCGCTCGGCTTGAACGTCGAGCCATGCTTTCGGCATGCTGTGCTGAGCCTGGGTGAGCACGTCGGCGGATATGGCGCGCAAAAAGTTCTGAATTGCTCGCATATCTTCCTCGCTGGGTTCGTTACGCAGATACAGCACTACAGCTCTGGGATGTTCGGCATCGCGACCGATGCCAGATATTTCCGGCACGCTGTGCTGAGCCTGGGCTACAGGGGCTGTGTAGAGCTTCGTGCCCGGCTGCATGTCTTGCAGGTCGCGATGGAAATCAAGGCTGTTCCAGTCTTCACCCGGCACCTTCGCAACGGTCGCCACCGGCTCCTGCTTCTCCAGTTCCTGCAATCGCGCATCGGCGTCTCGCCAACGGTTTTCCCAGTAGCGTTCTGCTCCGCCTTGGCCGAGACGGACGCAGTGGGCTTCAAGCTCCGCGACCCTGGCCATGGCGGCGTCGCGCTGTTGCTCCACACGATTGAACATTTCTGCCCAACGGGCGACGCTGGCTGCATGCTGCGCGACAGTCATCAGTTCATCGTTTGCATTGAGCGGACCGCACTGGCCGAGGACGACAGGATTCGAATGCACGACGCGAGCCACCACCTCCGGCCGCTCCGCCTCTGCCTGCGCTGGGGAGGGTTGCGCCAGGGCGGCGCGGGCTTGCAACAACAGCGGATAGAGATGGCGCCATGCCTGGAAGGCGAACGTGCGTTCGTAGTCGCCTCCGCCGGCGCGGCAGTATTGACCTTCTTCTTCCCACCACTCGGCGAACACGCCAGCGAATACCTCATCAGGGACGTGCGCGCCCTCTGCCTGCTCGGCCTGCACCGGGGAGGGTTCCAGGGCGGCGCGGGCTTTCCACCCCTCCCATGCATCATTGGTGAACTTGGCGTCCCAGTTCACAGCGATATGCGCCGGCATGCCGCAGTGCTTGCGCACGAAGAGTTCAAACGCCGCGCGCTCATCCCCGCCTGCCTGCTCTACCAGTGCCTTGTTCATCTCCATGCTCATTTCAAGCTCTCCCACACCTCGGCATTGCCGAGCGCTTCGATTGATGTGTACGTGCTGTGCCCGCTAGCTTCTTGAAGCTCAACTGATCCGCCGGCTTCGAGCACTGCGATGTATCTGCGATTAGTTGGCTTGTGCCGGAAGACCTTTCCGACGACGCACTGCGCGTTGATATGCCGGACTTGGTAGCTGTCGGCGAAACAGCCGTGTTCGTGCATGCTCATGCTGCTACCCTCGGGGCTATGCCCATGTCTCTGTCGTGATGTCCTGCGAGCCAAAGTGACCGCTCATAGAGCATGTGCAGTCCGTAGGGGCAGGCCTGGAGACGTTCGCCGCGGTCGCGTGCGTCGACGCCCTCGCGGTATTCGTCTGCCGATTCGGGGAACTCAAGCCGCTTGCTTTGCATTTGCTGCTCGCCTCCGCGCGTTTTCACAGGCCTTGCATTCGCTGCAATGGCCGTCCTTCTTGCTCGGGTTCGAGTAGTACTCAGATAGAGGTTTGAGCGTCTTGCACTTCGAGCATGGTTTCTCGCCGTTTATGAGCGTCGATTTCCCATGTCCGGATGCCCTCCACTTGTCGAACTCGGTGCGGGTGGAGAAATAGGTGCGAAGGAGACGCTGCACGGTGTGATCGCTTATCCCCATGGCAGGGCCGATCTCCCATCGACCGCAATCGAGGATCACTAGGTCTTCGAGCATCTGGCAGTATTCGATGTCCTTTGCCGTGCGCTTGGCCTGAACACGCTTCTGCTGCTCTCGCTCCATCCCGGTAGATGATCCGGTAATGCGGCTATTGAACGTGACCGGCTGATTTGAAGAGACGCCCGCAGGGATATTCGTGATGACTCCTCCCGCCGCCAGATACTCAGCAACGGCGTTTTGAATGTCATCGTGAGTCAGCGCATGGGCAACCGGCTCTTGCACGCCGGACCACGCATCAGCGCCGATTCTCAGGTCGCTTAGAATCTCGGGAATGTCGGTTTCCATGGCTTTCTCCGGGCAAAATAAAAGGCCCTCAATAGGGCCTTTAATTTCTCGTAACTTGTTGATTTAGAATGGGATATCGTCGTCGAATTCGTCATGAGCGCTACGCTGCTGCGGTGCGCTCTGCTGCTGAGGAGATTGCCTGCTCTGAGCCGCCTGGTCATTTACAGGCTTTCCGCCAAGCATCTGCATCTGTCCGTGCATGTCGACGATTACCTCGGTGGTGTATCGGTCCTGGCCGTCCTGAGCCTGCCACTTGCGAGTTCTGAGAGATCCCTCGACGTACAATTGCTGGCCCTTCTTTACGTGTTGTCCAGCGATCTCTGCGAGCTTCCCGAAGAACACCACGCGGTGCCATTCGGTGCGCTCCTGTTGCTGGCCGGTCTGCTTGTCCTTCCAGCTCTCGCTGGTGGCGAGGGTGATGTTGGTCACCGCATTGCCGTTGGGCATGTAGCGGGTTTCCGGGTCACCACCGACGTTACCAACCAGAATTACTTTGTTAACACCTCTCATGCTGCTTTCCTCATGCGCTCTCGCATCTGATGTTCAAGCTCTGCCAACTCTTCCAGGAACGCTTTAACTTCGGACTCCATCTCGCGAATGCGTTCCTCGTCGCGGTGGTAGCGGAAGCACACGTACTGCAATTCATCAGGCAGACGGTCGTCGAAGCTCACGAAGTCGACCCACTCGCGGCCGCTGCATGACATTTGGGCGAGCATCTGCCACTCGTACTGTGGGTCGTGCTTGCCCGACTGCATCGTGTAGATGTGGGTTGCGGTAGACGGGCATTTAATCTCGACGAGGCCATGCTCACCCGCGAGGCCATCTGGCGACGCGCCAAATCCATGGATTCGCGGATGGATGATCAGGCCTGTTTCGATCGTCATTACGCCTGCATTGAACTCGTAGGCCGAGCGAGCAATCGGCTCCAGGTCGGTACCACGCTGCATTGCGGCGCTGGTGAATCCTTCCTCGCGCTTGCCGGTCAGGCGCTCGCACAGGAGCTGCATCATGTAGTTCTGGCGGGTAGCAGAAGGGGCGCCACTGCGCCCCTTTGCCATCACATCCTTGACCTTGCTGGCCGTCACCCGCCCCAGGCGCTGTGCGAACCATTCATCACTACGCTGCTCGATCATCGCCGGTCTCCTCGAATTCAACGTCGATAGGTGCCTCCAGCAGTTCTTTCTTCCGCTGGTCTTTCGCAACTGTCAGTTGGTCACGTGCACCCTTGGACTTGTAGGCCTTCCAGGCATCGCTGAATGCAGCCTGCAAATCATCCATGGTCGGAGCAGAATTGATCAGCGACAGAGCCTCGGTCACGTCCTCGACTGGCTCGCCAGGGGTCACGTCGCGCTCGACGATGCGCTCTGCCTCGTCCTGGTCGTAGATGCCGGCGAACCCGAACGCGAGGCGTGCGCACTGGATCATTGCCTTGTGGCGAAGCATCCGGCGCGGATGGGACTGCCAAGGCTGGGTGTTCCGCTTGCACTCGGCCATGTACTCAGTCGCGCTGATGGCATGGCTGCGGTCCTTCCGGTAGATCTTGCAGGTGCATTCGGTGCCCTGCTGGTCCATTGAGAATTCCATGCCATCGAACTGTGGGTTCTCGTTGATGATCCGAGCCCAGCCATCCACACCAACAACCGGCACGATGCCGTTGTTCTTGTCGGGGAATGCGTACAACTCCTTGGTGAAGGGGTTCAGTTTGTACTGGTCTGCCACGATCAGCAGGGCGACCATCTGCGAATCATTGACCTGGCCCTTGAAACAGGTCTGCTTGAGCGTGTTCGCCACTTCTTCAGGCGTGGTACCCATCTCGTAGCGCGTGGCGAACTTCGTCAGGAGCGGTGTTAGTGCAGTTCCCATGTGAACCTCAATAGTTGATCGTGATGTGAGGAACCTTGCGCTGAGCGATCAGTGTGATCGCCTGCTTGGCGCATTCCTCGGGCATGCCGCCGGCGATCAGGGCCGCCAGGGCTTCGTTGTTGATGGCTTTCTTGTGGGCCTTGTCGGCTTCTCGGGCTGCTGCCTCGCGCTCGATCCTGGCTTGCTCGTCTGCCTGCCGTTGGCGCTCTGCGGCAGCGGCTTCTTCGGCGCGCCGCTGTGCATCACGCTCAGCCTGCTCGGCGCGTTGCTGTGCTTCCAACTTCTCGCGCTCCGCCTTCTCGGCAGCGAGTCGCAGTTCCAGTTCCCGGCGCTCGGCGGCAGCCTTTGCCTCGGTTTCGCGGCGAGCGGCGGCTTCGCGTTCTTCCTGGGCGCGTCGTTCCGCTGCAAGGCGCTCGGCCTCGGCTGCTTCGCGGGCAATGCGTTCCTCGCGCTCTTTCTGCTCGCGAGCAGCAGCTTCGGCGCGCAGTCGCTCCAGTTCGGCCTGCTCGGCTTCATACTTCTCGCGTGCAACGAGGGCTTCGCGCAGCGCGACCAGGGCCTTGTCCTTGGTACGGGCGGCCTCGGTTTCGAACTCTTCCCAGTCCTCGCCAATCAAGAGGCCTTCCAGCCACTCAATGTTGGCTTTCAACTCGGTCGAATCTAGGTCGCGGCATTCCAGGCGCAGGTTGATCTGATCGATGCCGGCCTGGTGCTTGGCCTTGCGCATTTCCTCGCGCTGCTCCCACTCAGTTAGGGGCTGGCGTACCTCTGCCTGCCAGGAGTCCAGCAGGTCACGCATGCGCTTGCGCTCGGCATCGACCTTCTTCGGCACTTCCTTCAGGTCGGCGACCAGTTCCTTTCCTACGTTGTCCAGCGCCGTCTTCGAGCGGGCGACCTTGTAGGCGATGGAGGCGATGGCCTCTCTGCCCTTGCGGGTAGTGACGTCTGGCACGAAGCCGTCGATCTCTTCGCGAATCTTGGCCAGGAACGGGTCAAGGCCATTGACGGCCGAGTAGACTTGGAGTGCGGTTTCTTTGGCCGGCACTTCGACCAGTTGGGTTTCTGCGGACATGATTTCTCCGATCCGCCCGAGGGCAGAGATTGAAAGGGAAGGGGAAAGGCGCTTACGGCGCCACTCGGCAGCGTCACCCCTGCGGGATAGTTGCTTGCGCTAGAAGCCGCTGCTGCGGGTGTTTTCTTCATGCCGCCCACCGCCCGCTGGGGAAGCCGCAGTTATCCCCTATGGGCCTGCTGCGGACAGGTGCGTAGATTCTGCGGTGATGATGCCGCCCCAGATCGGGCCGGCTGCCAGGATGAAGAGGTACAACAGGCCGCCGAAGAGGCTGCCTAGCCAGATTGCTGTGCGGCGAGTGTTCATGATGCTTTCTTCTCCCCGTAAAGCTTCGCAAGCTCCTTTGCACGCTTCTTGGCGAATGCGAGAAGGTCTTGCATGGCCCCCTTCTTGAACTGAGCAGTCCGCAGGTAGTAATCGAGAGATTCTCCAGCCACGGCGTGACTTACTCGACCGCTAAATCCATCTCGCTGAAGCTGCTGATCGATCTGTTTCGTGATGAATTCATGCGTGTTCATAGCTCCACCCATTTATTCTCGCCGTCGTAGTAGCCGCTCCAGCCTGGAATGCTGAATCGAAGAGTTCCAGGGCTGCACAGCCAGGCCCGGTTGAGCGGTCCTCCATCAAGACGCCATGAGCGCTTACTCGCATACAGCCTGCGCCTGCGCTCGAACCGCTTTTGGCTGAGGTTGATCTTCTTGATTCGAGGTATCGTCGTCAGTCTCATAGCCCAGCCACCTCCACAAACGCCACGGCGAAGGCCAGGATGCTGCCCAAGAAAAAGGCCGCGAAGAACGTTGTCTTGGCGGCCTCTTTCAGGTCTATGGTGATGGTCATGGCGTACGCTCCATTGCGGCGTCGATGGCTGCGTCCAACTCATCCCCAGATCGGTACTCGTATGCGAGATACCCTCCGCATCCGAACTCATCCGCTGGAACCTCACCTGAAACCTTGTCGAGCACTAGAGATACGTCCTGATCAGGATTCCGCAGCCACCGATACCGCTTAGCATCAGCCTCAGCAGCGCGCAGGCGGGCGATCAGTCCGCGCAGTTCTCCCATGGTGATTGCTGAATCTTCGTCGCCGAGGAAGGCGGGATGCTGCGAATACCCTTCCAACTCCGCCAACTGCTCATCACTGATAGGGGTTGTCATTTCCCTTCCTCCTGGCGGCGGTAGCCGGCGTCAAATAGCGCTTTGGCTTGCTTAACCGTCAGCGTCTCTACTGCGAAGCACATTTCCTCAATCGCCTTTGCCCGCTCCTCGGCGGCGATCTGCTCGGGGGTGCGGAGAAGTGATCCGTGGCTTGAGTGGAATCCAAGAGCCTGTCTCAGCGTCTTGATGCGCTCTGCTGCCTCTTGAGGATCGTCAAACAGGCCTATGTGCTGTTCCTTCCCGTTGATTTTGACGCGGGCGCGCCACTTGCCTGTCTCTTCATGCCAACTGACCCCGCAATAACCGCTGCGTGATCCAGCTTGCAGCTTTACGTTCTTGCAGTTTTCCTGATGAGAAACTTGGCGAAGGTTAGCTATTGAGTTGTCCAAAGAATCGCCGTTTATATGGTCAATCTCTTCGCCAGGATGCTCGCCGTAGTGAATTGCCCAAGCTATACGGTGCGCATAGATTTTCTGGCCGCAAATGTCGATTCTGCGGTACTTTTTTCGCTTTTTGGTGACGATGACCCCGGCTTCTTTTCCTTCACAGCGGGATACCCACGAAGCGAAATGATGCTTTTTTGTAAAATCTGACGATGGTCTTGGCAGCCAGACAAGACTCCCGGTTTCTTTGTCGTAGCTGAGCCTTGTGCGCAGATACGCAATCGACGGCAGGGTCATACGTCACCCCCGGTGGCCTTTGCAATGGCGTCGAAAGCTTTGACCTCATCGCGCTTGTAGCGAAAGGCCCAGGAGATGGCTTCGAGCTTCTTCCTGCCAGCCTTGTTGAATATGTGAATGGTTGGAAGGCCTCCCTCTAATGGGTGGCCCTTTGCATCCAGCGGGTTCTTGTGCTCCAACTCAACGAATTCACGAAGTTGCTGTAGGTGTTCAATTGAGCAGCCAGACAAACGAACAGCATCCCATCCGTAGCACTGCAACTTTGGCTTGCTCATGCTGCATCCTCCATGTTCTGTTCTGCGATCATTTCCAGCACCAGGTCCGCGTGCGGCTTCAGGAGTCCGAGCGCGATGCGTTCAGTGATTCCCTGGTGATGCTCAAGGTTTGCCGCGCACTCGCGGGCGGTAGAGGTGAACTCGTCTTCGGCGGCCTGGAACATCTGAGCCAGCCAGCATTCTTCGTCGGCCTGGACGAGCTTCAGCAGTTCGGCCTGTACCCGTTCGGTCAGAGTGCTGGCGAAGACCACTACGCGCTCGCGCATGGTTTCGATCTTCACGTCCATGCCGCACCGCAGATCGTTGACTGCGTGCTCTGCCCAGTCGCAGAACTCATCGGAGTTAGCGGCGGGAGGGGTGTCGTCAGGAGTCGCGTCGTCATGTAGCGACTGTGCGCATTGAAATGCGGTGTTCATGACTGAACTCCAATCTGCAACTGCTCTTTAAACTCTGCTGCAAGAGGGGAAAGGTGGTCATACACCGTCTGTGCAGTGTCCATATCGCCGCAAACAATCTGGAATGGCAGATCGAAACAGTGCCATTTTCCGGGACCGACATTGCTTGCCTGTTCCTGATGGCGGTAGATCAAGAATTCTTTCAATTCGGCGGGGAACTGAACGCCTGAACGTTGTTCCATCTGTTCTATGGTCAGATTTCCTAAGCGCATCATGTTTCACCTCGCGTTCGCGTGCATGCGGCAGCGTCCTGTCTCGCTGTCGTCATACAGGCGAAAAAATGCCCGGACTTGCCGGGCTAAGAGGGGTAGGGTGGGGATGGCCGGAGTTTCACCGGCGACTGACTTGGCGCGGACCCATTCAGCGACTCATTTCGTATGCCGAAGCAGTGACGTCCGCAGGTACCTAGTACATCTCCCGCTGCGCGGGACTCATCCCCATTGAAGGGTGGCGTCCTTGCCGGGGAAGTCAGGAGAGATGCAGTGCGAGCATTCCTCTGTCCATGATGCTCAGCTCGCCAGTGCTATTCATGATCTTGCGGAGTTCCTGTACGCCGCCGGCGATACCGGTTATTGCGGCAACCACTTGGAGCTGACCGCGCTTATCCGCGTTGCGAAGTGCCGCTCGAATGCGGTCATCTTGCTTAGGGTCGGTGAGATTCATCTCGCCTCCAATGTGTATGCGCCAGGGCGCGTTAGGCGGTGGCCTTTGCGATTGCGGCAGTCATTAGCTCATGGATGGCGTCGTACTCCTTAACCGATTCAGGCGAGAGGAATCCCGATCCGCTCGGCTCGACGACATCCCACAAACGACCGTACAGACGCTTGAAGGCTTGGCACGCCTCAAGCAGCTCGGGCGCGGCGGCGATCAGGCGGGCGTCAGCCTCAGAGACTGAAAGCCAAACAGCACCTGCATACTCATCGGGCTTACACGGTCCAATCTCGAAGATCGTTATTCCATGTGGGCTTCGTGCAATCTCCCACGGTCCCGGTGTGTGCTTGCTCATTTTGTTCTCCTGCCTGTCAGGCGTCTTGCTGTTGAATAGGACAACGCTTCAGACGGATCGGCAAAAACATCGTCAGAAGCAGAAATCCCCACATTGCTGCGAACTCGCCAAGGTCTGGCATGGATTCCTTTCTTCCCGTATCAGGGCAAATGGACGAACGCCGGGCGCTTACCCGGATGCGTCAGGTCTGGCTGCGCTAGCCCCTAGACTCGTTCGCTGTTCGATGGCGGCTCACTCGTCGAATTCGACGAACTCGCCCTCGGCATTCAACTGGTACCAGGTGTCCGGCTCTACGCCGTTCTCCCCGACCTTGCTGGCGCGGATATGGATTAGGCGCCCCTCGTCGTCACGATGACATAGGACGATGGCGCTACCAGCAGATGCGCGAGCGCGGCCTTCGATGCCCAGGGATGCGGCGACGGACTCCTTGCCGCTGACCTCGGCTGCCGAGTAGTTGCCGGTGTTCGACGCTGCCGATTGGTAGCCGGTGTTCGACGCTGTGCCGCCTACCACCGTCTGCTCAACCGACTTATCTACCTTGCTCATGACCCAGTCGATGGCCTGCGAGATCATGGTCGGCATGCTGATTTCCGCCTCCACCACCAGGGTGGCGCTGGCGATCTTGCTGTCATCGTCGTGACGGCTCAGTTGTCCCGAAGCCTTCACGATGGCGAATCGGCTGTCGCCTGGGGCGTAGTAGCCGAAAACATCGAGTGGGTACTCGCAGGAGTGGAAGCCCGAGGCGCATGCCTCTACTTCGCCCTCGTGCTTGTAGGTGCCGCCGATCTCGAACTGGTAGCCGAGACAGGTCAGGTCTTGCTTGAACCCCTTGTAAGCGGTCACGACCTCTTCGGACGCAGCCTTTTTCTTGCTCGCCATCGCGATTCTCCGTTTTAGGTTTGCCCTGGGTTGGGCGATAGGGCGCCCGGATGGGCAAATGGGTTGGAGCTGGTGATGCCCCGGCGAAACGGGGCTACTATGCGGGTTCCTTGTGGTGCGTATGGAGCCGTGGGGCAGCCACTAGGCTGCGAGTCTCCGCGATATCTCGATGAGTGCATCACATACGCGCTCATCGTGTTGTTCGGTAAGGCGGTACCTGTCCACTGCCTCAAGTACGACTCTTGATTTGGCTTCCTTCCAGGCAGCATGAGCATCATCCGCAGTTGCGTATGAACCGAGGAATGCTCTTCGGCCTTCCATCGTCCAAATCCTCACCATGTACGGTCTGTCTTTGTTTCGCATGATCGAAACGCCAGTCGGTAAGCCGCGAAATGATCCGTGACCGTCATGCAAAAGGTTGTTTAGCCAGGCAGGAATGAAGACTGAGGTGTCCGGGCTATACATCTTGTCTCCCGGTCGTAGAAGGTCTTTGTCCAAGTGGTTTCCTTTCCATGGACGTTCTTGCATCCACTCGCGGAATGCCATGAATGAAAGCCAACGCTCATCGACCTTGCAGTCCACATAGGAAGAACTGTGTCCGTATCTTTTCCCATAACAGCGTTCCAGCATTCCTTTCCAACGGCTGTAGAACGGGCACATGTAACGTTCCCCATTGATGAGCCGGTAAACGTTGTAGTCGGCGTCATTTCTTCCTACGCCTCGAATCAGGCCTTTCTTCATCTGATGCCTCCTGTTCGATTTCTTCGATGCCCCTCTTGCGAAGGGCATCTGAGAAATCGGTGTTTCTCCCGCGTTCGCCTGCTGAGCTTCTACAACCCGCGGGTGGTGCTGCCCTCACCACTTCCGATAGCAGCTAGGGCTCGATGTGTTTGGCCTTGGGCTTCCCTCGCAACGCCTTCAATCGGCATACAGCGCTGGTCATGGGGTATCAGTGTTACTCCGCGCTTGAGTGCAGCCCGGCGGCCCGTTGAGTAGGGCACGTACGCGCGGATTGCCGACCCGTGTCGTCGGCTGGGCTTAGTGCTTCATGGGCTGGTTCCTCCTATTGGTTGTGTTCACCGCAAGCCTTTGCGAGGCCTGTCCGCTGTGCCCAGGAATGCGCCAATTCATGGCCCGAGCAGGGAGCGTTAGCAGTGCAACCCTCAGCCCGCTTTGCGCTATCTGCTCGATGTTCTGAGCTGAGGGAGCGCGACGCCTGGCGTTGAGTTGGCCGGGATTACCCGGCATCAGCAGTCGTGTTTATCCACCGTCGCTCAGTCGCGGTGACCTGCGGCTGTCGGGACTGCGGTGGGGTCTGACTTGTTAAAGAGCGGTCGGCTCGGTGGCCTGGCGCTGCGGTGTTCTGCGGCGTTGAGGTAAAATTTAAGCGCGCTGAAATGCATAGTCAAGCCTGCTGAAGAAAATATTTTCAGTTTGCTGAAATATTGAAAATTAACGGGCACTAAAAAGCCCGCGCTAGGCGGGCCTTGTGGGGATTACCGAAACGCTATCTGCGAGGTGCACGCCGTACCGTAGACCACCAGAACACACGCCCAAGCATTGCAATCTGGCCGAACTGCTCGGCGGTCAGTATCTCGTCTGGGTACTCCTCGCTGTTTTCGCTCCTGATGCGGACTGAGTTGCCAGGCATGGAATAGAGATACTTGACGCGAAGCATTCCATCCTGATTGAAGGCGTAGATCTCACCGTCGACAATGTGTGTGAAGCTGGTGTCGAAGCCGATAGCGGCGCCATCGAGGATCAACCTCTCCATGGATCGCCCACGAACTCGGGCCACCGCTGCACATTCTGGCTCCACGCCGGCTGACCGAAGCGTGTCTTTCGAAAATCGAAGTTTTCTGTCAGCGATTTCAACGACTTCCGTCATACCATTCCCTGCGGCAAGTTCCACCTCAGAGTAGTACGGCAGTTCTACTTCGTCATCCTCAAGCGGCGTGTCTGCATCCCAAGCAGAGACTAAGCCGACTAGTTCTCCCTGGCTTTGAGCAGGTCCGGCCTCTACAGCGCGCTCCGGACCTGTGCCTAGCGTTATCCACTCCGCACGGAAGCCTGTTGCCTTGGACAGAGCAAAGACGCTCTCTGCTTTCAAGGTTTTGCTTTCGCCGCTGATCCATTGGGTCACGGCAGAGGGAGCCACGTCGCAGAGCTTGGCTATTTCGCTTTTCGTTTTTCCACTGAGCTGGATGGCTCGCGCGATTCGTTCGTTTCTGTTCATCCGATGATGTTAAGCCAGCTTAATTTAAGTGGGTGAAAAATCAGGGAGCCTGTTGCGAACATTATTTCAGTGTGCTGAAATTGATTCATTGCTACGCGAGGACGCGCAATGAACATGAACGAAGCCATCCAGCATTTTGGCTCCAAAAAGAAGCTCGCTGAGGCCCTGGGCATCCGGCCGAGCGCTGTCACGCAGTGGGGGGATTCGATCCCTGTAGGTCGTCAGTACCAATTGCAGGTCATCAGCAAGAACAAGCTGAAGGCTGATCAGAAGGCCGCCTGACATGACAGCCAGCCAATTAAACGCCGAGCGCGATGCAAGGGCACGGGAGTTCGAATCCCTGATCCTCAACCGACTTTTGTCGGTGGGCCAGAAGACCGTCGCTGACGCAATCGGCGTGAGCGAATCGACTGTGAGCCGCTGGAAAGAGGGCGAGATAGAGCGGTGGTGCAAGGTGCTTGCGCTGCTGGAGCTACAGGTCGTCCCGATGTCGGCTCAGTGCCATCCATCCGAGTACATCCAGGCGCTCAAGACCCTGGCCGAGCTTGGCTTGCAGGCCGAGAAGAAGCGGCCTGGACCGTTGGGGTGGGATTGATGCGAAAACACCTCACGAATACCGATTACGCCGCAATGGCTAACGCTGCTGAAGAGCTGGCGGGTATGGGGTCGAGTGAGTGGAGGCGCAGATACAACAAAGCCCTGAGCGACTACTACAGGGCTTTGTCGGTGCGTGGATCGGTGGCAGCCGAATCACGCTTGGGGAAACAACATCAGGTGACAGGTGAATTATGCAACCTCGAACGCTGACTTACAACGCCTTGGAGCTTCGTCCGGCGAAGAACTCCATTGCCATCTGCCAAGGTGATCAGGTCGTGACCATCACTCTGGATCAACTCCACCAGTTCACAAGCGATCTCTGCATTCTCGCCGCCTCCATGCGCGAAGACATGCGCAATCCGCTGGAGGACGAATAATGAGCGGATACGGTTTTGTTTATGTTCTGACCAGTCCTGCCATGCCTGGGTTGTATAAGGTTGGTGCGACTACTAGATCTCCGCGTCAGCGTGCTGAAGAACTATCACGCGGGACTGGTGTTCCGCATGAGTTCGAAGTGGCTTTCTATGCTGAAGTTCAGGAGCCGTTCCTTTGGGAGCGCCGTGTCCATGCATTGCTCTCAGACAAGCGACTTTCCAGTTCCCGTGAATTCTTCTACGGCCCCCTGATCGACATCATTAACACCATCGAGGGCGATGGCGAATGCCTGTCTTACTGGGATAGCGATCAAGCCACTGAGGCCCGTAACCCTGGGATGGTGTGGCCCGGAAAGCCGCTTTGGTTCGAGCAGAATCTGCATAGCGCCGGTTACCTGGAGCGCCTGCGGAGGAACGCACAATGAGCTTCCAAGCTATGGCGTGGGCTACTGAGCAGAAGCTCCCAACACGAGAGAAGTTCGTGTTGATCATGCTCGCCAACTATGCCGGGAATGAGCAGTGGGATTGCCACCCGAGCATAAATACCTTGGCCGATGACACCGGCATGAGTCGCGACACGGTTATTAGGGCGATAAAGGCCCTGGAAGATGCCTCTCTGGTGAAGATCGTTCGCCGCAATGTTGACGGTATCAACCTCCCAAATATCTACCGTCTCGTTCGTGCAGGGGGTAGTAGCACTGTGCAGGGGGTAGTAGCTGTATGCGACCAGGGTAGTAGCACTGTGCAGGGAGGGGTAGTAGCTGTATGCGACTCTAACCAGTCATTAGAACCTATCATTGAACCAGTAGAGCTGCGCGCATCCGCGCCGAAAAAAGATTCCGGGTTGATCGGGCTGGATGAAATCAAATCCGAGTTTCCCGACCTGCCGGAACAGCTTGTCCGGGATTTTCTCCGCGTCCGAAGGGCGAAGAAGGCTCCGCTGACCGAAACCTCATGGCGGCGGATCGCGAAAGTTCTTTCCGTGTTGGCGCTGATGGAAAATTGACCCACCCTGCCGATTGAAATTTGACCCAGGGC